GGGACTGCTGGTATTGGATTTGGTTCATTCTTGCGTGACCGTAAGACTGGAAGCACTTATTCTTTGGATTGCGAATGGCATCATATGGCCGATGTTTTTCTTCGTAACCTGCGGGACAAGTTTGTTGATATTAACTTTATCGGCATTCGTGTTCTGGAAGGACGTGATGCTGGCAACTTCATTCGTCGTTATTGTGGTTATTATGGTCCAGAGTATGATAAGGTGATGAGTTCTTGGAAAAAGGAAAAGGCATTTACTCTGAAAAAGTCTGGTTATCATTCTTACTTTGGACTCTCTGCTACTGCCCTAGCTCAAGACACTGAGTTTGCGGTTTCAGAGGATGCTTCTAAGGCACAAATCAAATCTGCTTTTGTGAAGAGTCTGAAGTCCAAAAAAATGAACAAGCGTATTCTTGGTGAGTTTATGCAACTGGTTGCCTGAACCACTTTCCAAACTGTCACAGGGGGCACTTGGTCGCCCCCTTTTTCTTGTATAATTACTTTGTTGAAACAAACCACCTAACTACATTATGTCTCGTAAGTCCTCTGTGAACGACGCCCAACTGATTGAGTCCATCAAAGAACTGTATGGTTCTGAAATTACTTCTGGCGACCTTAAAGGTTTTTGTGCCTCTCGTGGTCTGAACATTCAGACTGTGAGCCGCCGTCTAGAAAACTACAAGACTGGTCGTGGTCGTTGGAATCTGGAAGTGACTCAAGAACGTGTGGAAGAGATTGAGCGTTCTTTCAGTGCTCCTGCTGTCCTCCCTGCCGCTGAACAAAACCTTATTCCTGATAAAGATGATACCTTCGTCAAGTTTGGTAATTTTAACGATATTAAACGCATTATTCAGTCCAATATCTTTTATCCGACGTTTGTTACGGGTTTGTCGGGTAATGGTAAAACGTTTGGTATTGAGCAAGCGTGTGCTCAACTTAAGCGTGAATTGATCCGTGTGAATATCACCATCGAAACTGATGAAGATGACCTGATTGGTGGTTTCCGTCTGGTTAATGGTGAGACCGTCTGGCACAATGGTCCCGTGATTGAGGCACTGGAGCGCGGTGCGATTTTGCTGCTGGATGAGATTGACCTTGCTTCCAATAAGATTTTGTGCCTGCAATCTGTTCTGGAAGGTAAAGGTGTCTTCCTCAAGAAGATCGGTCGCTTCGTGAAACCTGCTGCTGGTTTCAATGTGTTCGCCACCGCAAACACTAAAGGTAAGGGTTCTGATGATGGGCGCTTTATCGGCACCAACGTGCTCAATGAGGCGTTCCTGGAGCGGTTCCCTGTGACCTTTGAGCAGTCCTATCCTGCTCCTGCAACTGAACAGCGGATCCTGGAAGGCATCGCTCTGGACCTTGGCGTGGAAGATCGTGATTTCTGCAAGCGTTTGGTTGATTGGGGTGATATTATCCGCAAAACCTTCTATGATGGTGGTATTGAGGAAATCATCAGCACCCGCCGTCTGGTTCACATCATTCGCGCCTACAGCATCTTTCAAGATAAGGCAAAGGCAATTCAGGTTTGTATCAATCGTTTTGATGATGAAACAAAGACTGCTTTCCTGGAACTCTATGATAAAGTGGATGCTGACTTCCAAATGCCTCCTAGTGGTCCTGAATTGACTGTAGAATACATTGACCAACCTGCTCCTTTCTGATATAATTGGGGGAGGTAAATTATGACCCTCCCCTTTATTATGGACGAGTATCCTTATCCAATGAATGAATTTACGCTTTCTATGAATGATCACAGCGGAACGATCAACCTTACAAAAACACCTGTTACTATGACCGAATCTAAAAATCACCTCTGGAAATATAATGAAGATAAAATTCTCAAAGATATTGAGAATTATGTGACCAGTACCTATGGTAGTCACTACTGTGGTCACAACCAAGATTATAAAGATATTCAAACAATTGATCTAATGGCAGCAAAAGATCTTGCTGTTGGATTCTGCCAATCGAATATCTTGAAATATGGTTCCCGTTATGGTGATAAGGATGGTCGTAACAAGCGTGACTTGCTCAAAGTGATTCACTATGCTATGTTGCTTCTCCACTTTGACGGTCATTATTCTCGCAAAGATAATGGTTTGACTGAATTCCGCTGATTATGAAACTTCAAAACAAAACTATGAAACTCTCTGATAATACCCTTGCACTTCTCAAGAACTTTGCAGGTATCAACAACTCTATTCTTGTGAAGAGTGGTAATCAACTCCGCACGATTTCTGTTGCAAAGAATATCCTTGCTGAGGCAGATATTTCTGAGGAGTTCCCCCGTGACTTTGCCATTTATGATCTTAATCAGTTTTTGAATGGTTTGGGACTTCATCAAGATCCTGATCTTGACTTCACTGAAGAATCTTACCTTAGTATTAAAGAAGGTAAGCGTCGGGTAAAATATTTTTATGCCGATCCAAATGTAATTATTTCTCCTCCTGATAAGGCAATTCAACTACCTTCCACAGACGTTTGCTTCCAACTGGACAGCACTTCTCTGGAGAAACTGGTCAAGGCAGCAGCAGTGTATCAACTTCCTGACCTTTCTGCGGTTGGTGAGAATGGTGTCATCAAACTGGTGGTTCGTGATAAGAAGAACGACACTTCTAACGAGTATGCTATTGTGGTTGGAGAAACTGATGCCGAGTTCACTTTTAATTTCAAGGTAGAAAACATCAAAATTATTCCTGGTGCATATGATGTGGTAGTGTCTTCTAAACTTTTGTCTCAGTTCAGTAATACTAAGTATAATTTGAAGTATTATATTGCTCTCGAACCAGATTCAACTTTTGGTTAATGGAGTTTTTACTTTATCTAAATCCTCAAGGGCAACAAATTATTCGTGATCTAATTTCTGCAAAGTTTCAAGTTAATGAAAACATTGGACTTTGCAGAACAAAAAATATTTTTGGTTATACAGCAGTTCCTAATAAATTCATTATCTGCACAAAAAATATTAAAAATGGTGGATGGGATATGAACCGTTATATTCCTGAGACTGTTTATCACGAAGCATTCCATGCAACACAAATTTGCAATGGAAATCAACCTCTTGGCATTTCTAAAAAGTATATGCCTTTGCCATCAAACAAACTTAAAGATGTGCAGAATTCTTTCAATGTAGTGAGTGGATCATTACAAAAAGAACATGAAGCATACTATTTTGAGGATAAACCAGATAAAGTAGTATATTATGTAAGAAAATTTTGTTTCTAATGTAATGAACATCTTTGTGACTTCTCCGTGGCCTGCAGAAAGTGCTCTCTGTCTTCCCGATAAACACATCGTCAAGATGCCTCTTGAATGCTGTCAAATGCTTTCCATCGTGGCATCTAAAAAATGGGGACATAATTACGGCACCCTACCCAAATCTGATGGTACTCCTTATCAAACTGAAAAGGGAGCATTTCGTAACCATCCCTGTACTAAATGGGCAATGGAAAGTATCCATAATGCCTACTGGTTGATTAAGCACGGGATGAATCTATGTGATGAGTATGCGGTTCGTTATGGTAAGATCCATTCGTGCTATAATACTCTCCTGTCTGCCTATTATCTTTTCCCCAAAGGAAAGATTACTGAGGTGACTTCATTTGTTCGTGCTATGCCCGACGAATACAAACTTGATGAAAGCATTGATACATTCACTGCATACAAAATGTATATTGCTTCCAAACCTTGGGTTGCGGACAACTATCTCCGTATGCCTTCTCGCAAACCTGATTGGATTTGATTATGAGTAATTTTATTTGGGTTGAGAAATATCGCCCAAAAACAATTGAAGATTGCATTCTTCCTGAAAGCACCAAAAAGACTTTTCAGGAGTTTCTAAATAAGGGTGAAATTCCAAATATGCTTCTTGCTGGTCCTCCTGGTATTGGTAAGACCACAGTTGCAAAAGCACTCTGTAATGAATTGGGGGTAGATGTTTATGTCATCAATGGATCCGACGAAGGTAGATTCCTTGATACTGTCCGAAACAATGCGAAAAACTTCGCTTCGACCGTTTCGCTTTCGTCAGATGCTAAACACAAAGTCGTCATCATTGACGAAGCAGATAACACAGGAAACGATGTACAACTCCTACTACGGGCGTTTATTGAGGAGTTTGCTGGTAACTGCCGCTTCATCTTCACCTGCAACTACAAGAATAAAATCCTTGAACCCCTCCACTCCCGATGTGCCGTCATCGACTTTGGGATCAAAGGGAAAGAAAAAGCCGCACTGGCAGGATCCTTCTTCAAGCGTTTACAAGACATCTTGGATGCGGAAGGTGTACGATACGATCCTAAAGTCCTTGCCGAACTGATCAACAAACACTTCCCTGATTGGCGTAGGGTTCTTAATGAATGCCAAAGATACTCTGTTGGTGGAGAAATTGACTCTGGTATTCTCGCAAGTTTTTCTGATGTTTCCGTAAATGAACTGGTTAAATCTCTCAAAGATAAGAACTTTACTGAAGTCCGAAAGTGGGTGGTCGCCAACCTGGACAACGATGCTTCTCATCTACTCCGCAGGGTTTATGACACCGCTTATGATTGCCTTTCACCCGCGACTATCCCCGCTGCCGTTCTTATTATTGCTAAGTACCAATACCAAATTGCGTTCGTTGCTGATCAGGAAATTAACCTTCTAGCAGCACTTACTGAGATTATGGTGGAGTGTGAGTTCCAATGAGTCTTCTCAAAATTAATAAGTGGGACTTGTATGAAGTTCCAATAAAGACAACCCCTGAAAATGTAAAGGAGGCAAATGAAGGTCTCTTTCGAGCCACAATGAATCTTCCCGCCGCTGCAAAGCATTGTGGAATGACGCAGAAAGAAATGAAATTGACTTTTAGAGAATATTTGAAGTATCATCCTAAAGATTATGAAATCTCTTAAAACGCCCCTAAGGTATCCTGGCGGCAAGTCCCGTGCTTGCGAAAAGATGGGACCTTACTTCCCCGACCTTCGCAACTATGATGAGTTCCGAGAACCATTTCTTGGTGGTGGAAGTGTTGCAATTTATATCACCAAAAAGTATCCCAACCTAGATATTTGGGTGAATGATTTGTATGAACCTCTTGTAAACTTCTGGCAGCAACTCCAGATGTTTGGTGTTGATCTTTCCAATGCACTTACAACTCTTAAAAGCACTTGCAATACTCCAGATAAAGCAAGACAACTTTTCTTAGTTTCTAAGGAGAAGATCAATGACAAAGATGTGTCAAATTTCGATCGTGCTGTGGCTTTCTATGTTGTTAATAAGTGTTCATTCAGTGGTCTCACAGAGAGTTCTTCATTTTCAGAACAGGCATCTAACTCCAACTTCAGCTTGCGGGGGATCGAAAAGTTGCCTGGGTATTCTAAGATAATTGAAAAGTGGCATATAACTAACTATTCCTACGATTATCTGATGGATGGAAACAAAGGTGCTTTTATGTATCTCGATCCTCCTTATGATATTAAGGACAATCTCTATGGCAGAAAGGGATCAATGCACAAAGGATTTGATCACGATAAGTTTGCTGCTGATTGTGATTCTAACGATATGGATCAATTGGTAAGTTATAATTCGGATCAACTTGTAAAAGATAGGTTTAAAAATTGGAACGCTGCTGAGTTTGATTTGACTTATACAATGCGTTCTGTGGGTGAATATATGCGTGAGCAAAAACAACGTAAAGAACTCTTGCTTTTTAATTATGGAATTGAAGGACTGGTTAAACTCGATCAATCAAACGAAGAAACATCTGATTGAGGAAGACCCTTCACTTGAAAAAGAATATCCACCTTATATTATCAATCGTTGTATGTCTGGACATATTGATTGTATAATGTTTGCAAATGAAATGAATCGATATTCATTTCTCCCTAAAAAGATGCAATATGACTTTTTTATAAATAGTCTGAGGAAAAAGAAGAGATTTTCTCCCTGGCTCCGTCAAGATAAAATCAAAGACCTTGATTATGTCAAACGTTATTATGGTTATAGTAATGAGAAGGCAAAACAAGCTTTGAGGATTCTTAC